GTTGATACACCTGTGCCACCATCAGCTACAGCAAGGTCAGTGATGCCCGTGATAGAACCCCCAGTAGCAGTTATATTAGTAAAGGTACCAGCAGCAGCAGTAGTTGCACCAATAGTTGTACCATTGATTGTTCCACCAGTGATAGTTACACTTGGTGCAGTAACTGAGGTGAATGTTCCAGCAGCAGCAGTAGTTGCACCAATGGTTGTCCCGTCAATAGTACCACCGTTAATATCAGCAGTATCAGCAACCAGATCATCAATGTTAGCCGTTCCGTCAATCCAGAGGTTACGCCACTGTGTACCAGAAGCACCAAGGTCATAAGTATCATCTGTGCCGGGGAGTACATGACCGTCACCAGTAACTTCTACACGGGTAACAACAGCACCAGCATTAGCAGTCTGAAAGATCAAAGAGGTCTTATTGTTGGTTGCATCAAAAGTAGTATCTGCCACAGCTTTAACCGCAGCAGTAACTAAGATGGCATTACCACCGCCAGATACATTTGGTGCTTGAAAGTCCAATACACCAAGAGTCTCCCCTGAAGTAATTGAGGTATCATCTCTCTGTACAGTAACGTTACCCCCATTTGCAGTGATAACTTTTGCGGAACTTAAAATAGCAGTACCTGCGTTAATATCAACAGTATCTGCAATCAGGGAGTCAATACGAGCAACACCATCAATGTATAGGTCTTGCCACTCATTCGCAGAAGAACCAAGATCGTAGGTACCGTCTACTGAAGGCAAAAAGTTAGAGGCTGCTCTTGCAGTAAAAGTTACCGTATCTCCTGTCGCATTACCCAAAGTAGTGTTGCCGTTCACAGTCAGATCAGCAGTAATGGTAGCCGACTCATCTACCTGCAGGGTATCTACTCTAGCAGTCCCATCAATGTATAGGTCTTTCCACTCATTGCCAGAAGTACCAAGGTCATAGGTATCATCTGTAGAAGGTACGAGGTTAGATGCTACTCGTGCAGTAACAGTTACAGTGTCACCTGCTGCATTACCTAGGGTAGTATTACCGTTTACAGTAAGGTCAGCAGTGATTGTAGCAGACTCGTCTACTTGAAGAGTATCAATGTTAGCCGTACCATCAACCCACAGGTTACGCCACTCATTAGTGGAAAGGCCAAGGTCATAGGTATTATCTGCATCTGGAACTAAGTCGGAGATAAAATCGGCAATAACATTGATAGTATCGGTTGTTGCATTACCTATTACAGTATTACCATTAACAGTTAGGTTAGTACTGATGGTAGCATTACCACTCACAGTCAAGTTAGCAGTAATAGTAGCGGACTCGTCTACTTGAAGAGTATCAATGTTAGCAGTACCATCGATATACAAGTCCTTGAACTCAAGGCTGCTTGTACCTAGGTCAACCGTGTTGTCAGTCTTAGGGCGCATTGCAGAAACGGTAATAACAACGTCCTGTGCAGGCCCAAGAGCAGCAATAGGCGCACCGCCACCGACAGTACCATCATGGTTATGTCCTGTAGATACATCCATAGCACTCTGGATTGCGTCAAACTCATTATCAAAGTCTGAAGCATTGATTGTGTTGCCAGTGGCAATGTTGTTTGCAGTGTCGGTGCGAGTATAGCCTGTTGCCATTTTATTGCCTGTCGTTGTTGAGGTACTCTATGGTGATAGCATCCAAAGAGAAAGGGGGCGTTATGCTAGAAAAACTGTATTGAAGACTTATAGTAAATCCAGAGCCAATCATTTGTGATGTAAAGGAGTATGTTAAAGTACCTCCATATTTTGCAACTCCATATACTGCTGTGCCATAAAAGAAAGGACTGTCTGCAGTATTCTGTAGTGTTATTGCTGGGGGTTGGATTACATCAGCTTGGCTAAAGTTTAGCACTGGGTTAACTGAGCCAGTGATAGAACCTTCTGGATTGACATATGTGGTAAGCTTGTACAGTGTCTTTCTTACCCTAGGATCACTCAGTGGAAGATGGGGAGTAAAGTATTGAGCAGCTATAGCTGTACCATCAAAACTATTACCAGACTCCATACGATACACATACCCATTCTTATTGGCAAAGATAATCGTCTCAGAAGAGTCTGCACTGGAATAAACACTATCTGCTACATATGCAAGGATGCCATTCACCTCTGCCCAAGCCATACCCTGTACCGTTTGATCTACGAACTGTGTAGCCAAGACACCTGCAGCGGTTTCTGTAGTTTTATTTGATGCGTATCCAAAAAGTCTATACTGATTTTTACCACGAATAACACAAGAAGTAAAGCTAGTATTAGAGGACACAAGAGAATTTACTTCAGACTGTATTGGACGGGATGCAACTGCAAAACCAAAGTCACCAATTTTATCAGTTGCACTGAGAAGTCTAACACCATCTGGCCCAAGGAAAGCAATATCACCACCAATTTCTTGAATAGTATCTGTTCTCACACAACCAGTATCGACAGAGATAGGTTGCAACTGGAAGTCAGAAATAGTATTACCAACGATCCTGTGTATTTGATCTGTACTAAAAACAATAAGTTGTTCACGGAAAACAATCATACCTGTAATCACATGAGCTAGGTTGATCGTACCAGCCCCATTAGCTGCAGAAAAGTCTGTGTCTGAGTATGGTGACGTGAATGTAAGGTTTACCCCATTGGCAAAGAACAAGTGATTCTTAAACTGTGTCACATGATTAGCACCAAGAACATCTGATGGTGCAGTATTGATCACAGAAAAAGTGGAACCAGAATACTTGAACGGACGGTTAGCTCCATCTACACCAACAAGCGAAGGAGTGCCTGAGAAGTTATATCGCTCAAACCTCATCTTAGAACTGTTGGGACGGCCAGAGCTACGGAACGTAATGGCAGCATTATCTGCTGGCGAAGATGCTAGTGCGGGAGAGATAGCAAAAGTTGCACCACCAGAGGTCACAGTGACACTACTAGTAATAGCATAGACCTTTTGTACACCTGCTACAGTAAAAGTGTCACCCTGTTGGGGTACTCCCGTCAATCCATCAACTACAAGAGTTGAACCAGTTTGGCTCCCACCATTAACAAGCACAGTACCATAGGATGGAGTATTGATCCTGATCCAACCTGTCCCATCAGAAGACCAGAGACTACTCCCACGAGCAGCAATAGCTCTCTGACCAAAGTACGCAAGACCTTCAATCAGTGTTGTATTATTGCCAAAAGTCACCGCTGCTTTGTCTGCAGGAGAAGAAGCTAGTGCAGCGTTAAGTGTTAAGTTAGCAGTTTTGGCTGAACTGTCAAAGGATACAGCAGACACTGTGTAGGTACCAGTTACCCCTGCGATAGTCAGAGTATCACCTACAAGAGGTGTATCATATATATCTGCAATAAGAAGGGTGGAACCTGTCTGACCACTGCCCTGTACAAGAGGTTCACCATAGGGTGGGACAAATGCAGAATCAAATTTTGTATAACCAAGGATACGTTTATAACCACCCTCAATAGAAGGTTCAAAGTTAATCAAACGTCTGGCTGATCCCGGTGCTGTAATACCCTGTTGAAGCGGGGAGATGTTTGTAATAAGTCCACCCTTAACTTCAAGAGGGAATGTTTCCCATGCTGTTGGCATATTATCCTACCCGCATATTCATAGAGTCACCTCTATAGACACGGGTGTCCCTAATGTAATCATAGCGATTGATATAGAGAGAACGCATATCCTTAATACCTTCATCAAATTTTTGTAGGTGTAGGGTAGCATCCTGAGTATTACCACGGAAAGTATATGCGTAATACATAGCACCATCTACAATAACAGAACGGAAGGACTCTGGGTAGACAGGAACATCTGTAGAACTATCTAGCTTAGTAGTGTTCTTATAGTATTCATACACCAGTACATAGGCATTATTTGGTACAGGATGAACACCATAATATTGATTAGGCGCTCTAAAGACTCTCTTGGGCAGACTTCTAATAGAGGTATTCGTGGTGTTATATTCATCATCTAGATAGTTCTCTAGATATTCCTCGTAAGCAACGATCTGCAATTTCTGGGTTGTGTTGTTAAAAGTACTGTTACGTTTAATACGGAAAGAATCAAAGTCGATTGTCTTTGCATCATTAGGGTAGGCGTAACGTACTGTACCTGCAGTCAGAGTTTGCTCTTTTACTTCATGGTTGAAGGGCCACTCAAACTGATTCTGCCCAAGGTATTGTAGTGCAGAGTTAACAGAGTCTTTAGCCGAAGAGTAGAAACCAGTAGCCGCAGCAAAGTTAGCAGAGGTCAACTCAACTTCATTGAGCCTACGATTCACATCATTCACAAGGCCAAGAAAATTATAAGCTGACACGTTGTCTATCCTTAAAAGTTAAAAGAGTACCCCCGTGAAGAGGTACTCTCTGTTATCTTAGGCTAATTAAGCCAGAACGTCACGATCAACTTCTGCAGCGGTTTTACGTGCATCAACGTCCATCAGGATAGCGAAGACACGAACCACACCCGAAGTTGGGGCAGTCGTAGCAGTAGCAATCAGCAGGTCAATCGTATCAGCCGTACCAATTACAAGAGGTTGGAAAGCAGCAGCATTCTGAGCATAAGCACCAGCAGCAGCAGCATCAAGGTCAAAGCCATCAATAAAGATATCAGGCTCAGTCGTGGTGACACCAAGGTCAACAGTCGTATCGTTCGACTCACCGCCAGCAACGGTAACAACTTCC